CAGTTTAATGTGTTTCATATAGACGGTGACTTAAATAACTGTCGACCAAATAACTTAAAAACTATATGTGCTAACTGTCAACGGATTATGCAAAAAGAGGGCGTTCGTTGGAAGCAGGGAGACTTACGCCCTGATTTTTAAAGATAGTACGGATTAGTACTTCTACATTCTTTTCTAATCTTGCTAGGTCGCCATTATTGTCAATTGTATAATTGCACATCCATTGTTCAATGCTCATGCTACTAGGATCTTCAGTAGGCAAGTGATCAGTACGATCTACCCAAATAGCATAATCAAAAATTTCTTCGTTTTGCATTGCAAAGAATTCTCGACGGTTGCGCAATCCGCAATAGATGTCATGATCTGCAAACAAGTTGCGTCCTAGTCTTGCTAGATCGTCTTTACAGTAATCGTGGATCATATTGTACCATTCAGTACGATGATTATGACGATCGTTGTAGCACTCGTCTTCGTCTGCATATCCGTACTTGTCTTTCAAGTCATTAAAAATAAACAATTCTGAACAGAACTTAGAACTAGACTGAAAGGTATATCCGTAATTTTGTAATAGTTCGCAAACTGTATCTTTGCCGTGACGACCGTGTCCAACAACTAAAAGTTTAGGTAAATGCATATATGACTCCACTGTAATATAGTTATTATAAACTATATTTTACTAGTTGTCAAGTATTTTTTAACCAATTAAGAATCCGTATCCGCCGCCGCCAGTAACTGCCATTGCAACTTCTGTTTCTAGTTTTTCCATTTCGGCTTGTGCTTCAGCTTTTAAACTATCGCCATTGAGTGTTGATCCGCCTTGTGGTCCTGCAATAGTAGCAAACTTACTACGTGCTTCACCTAGCATATATTTACAACTTGCAAGTGTATAATCTTTAATCCATTGCTTTGTAAGATAATCGGATAGTAATTCGCTATCTGGGCGATAATTATAGCAGTAAAGCAGCAATTCTTCTTCTGCTCTAGGACGTTGTAGTAGTGTTAACTTTTTACTAGTTGTGCTCCATTTAAATTCGATAAAACTACCAAACATTCTGCCAACTAGCTCTTGGTGTTGTGCAAACAAATCATATGTTGCTAATCCACCTAGTTTACTGCTGGATAACAAATACGTATTTGTATATGCTAAGTTAAATGGTTCAAACAAACTGCCGCCGTCGCCGCCACCAGTTCTTGAACCAATACTTCTACGGAACAGTTTACGAACTTCTACTACTTCATTTGGAAGTACATATTCATTTTGATCTACAACTGTTGTAAGAAACATATACGATTCTTCTACACTGTTATCGCTGCGCTGCCTAAAACGTGTTAGTGCTTTATTAAGTGCAGTTTGATAGTGTATAGGATCAAGTTCTACATCGACCATACCTCCACCTAAAAAGGTGTTTACATAATCATATACTTCTTGTTTTTGTGTTGCTAAATCTGTCATATGAAAGTCTCCAATAGTATTTATCGGTAACGATAAATATATATAACGAATAGGAGAACAGCTATCCCTCGCTTATCATTATATAAACCGGAACGCGGTAACGATTATCATTTTTTGGACAGACAAATCCAAGAAATGTTTACTGTTGGCGGTACAGATATCAATATCCACAAATATATAGGTCCTAATAATCCTGCTGAAGGCGAAGGCACTGCTGATCAGCCAACATATGACGCTGTTAAAGAAACTAACATACAAGATTTGTTATTTTTAGAAAATAGAGACAGAAAGTACGATCCGGACATTTATAGTTTAAGAGGAATTTATAATGTTCAAGATATTGATTTTGATTTAAGTCAATTTGGATTGTTTTTAAGTAATGACACATTGATGATGACAATTCACATTAACAGTAGTGTCAAAACACTTGGTAGAAAAATTATGAGTGGCGATGTAATCGAATTGCCGCATTTAAAAGATGAATACGCACTAAATGATTACAGTGTAGCGTTAAAAAGATTTTATGTTGTAGAAGATGTTAATCGTGCAGCAGAAGGATTTAGCCAAACTTGGTATCCGCATTTATATAGATTAAAACTAAAACAAATCTATGATGGTCAAGAGTACGCAGAAATATTAGACTTACCTGCAGAAGAAGGCAGCAGTGATACACTACGTGATTTACTATCTACATATGAAAAAGAAATGCAAATTTCAAACGCTGTAGTTGCACAAGCAGAAGCAGATGCTCCTAAAAGTGGTTATGATATTAGTCACTATTATACAGTTAGTACAAACGATGACGGCACAATAGATTTAAAAACAGCAGATGTTACTGATTTAGATGCAAGCAATATTGTTACAAGCGCAGATGAAATTACTAATACTCCAGAAAGAGAAGGTTATACTGGTTACTTAGTTGGCACAGGTGATGCTGCTCCAAACGGTGCACCTTTTGGTTTTGGAATTGCGTTTCCTAGAAACAACGAAGAAGGCGACTACTTTTTACGCACAGACTTTTTGCCTAATAGAATGTTCCGTTATGACGGACAAAGATGGGTAAAAGTTAACGATGATATTAGAATGTCGTTGAGCAATACACTTGAGCGTCAAACTTATAAAACATCATTTATTAACAATACTAAAACTAGTGAAATCAGTGGCGAAACTGTTGAAGAGAGACAAAGTCTTAGCAAGGCACTACGACCAAGGGCGGATAACTAATGCAGCATTTTTATGACGGACAAGTAAGACGATATCTTACACAAATGATGCGTATTCTAGCAAACTTTCCAGTTCAAGATGGTAAAGGTGTTCAAAAAGAAGTGCCTGTTACTTACGGTGATTTAACACGTCAAGTTGCTAATATTATTAGGGAAAACAGTGAAAACAAATTGCCTAGTGCTCCTCGAATTGCTGTTTACTTAACTGGATTAGAATTAGACAAAGACAGATTAACTGATAGTACGTATACTCGTAAGACAAATATTAGAGAACGTGCATATGACGATGTTAACGAGGAATACCTAAATACACAAGGCAAAAACTATACAGTTGAACGTTTAATACCTACACCATATATGATGCGTGTAAATGCAGATATATGGACTAGCAATACAGATCAAAAGTTACAATTATTAGAACAAATCCTTGTGTTGTTTAATCCTAGTTTAGAAATGCAGACCACAGATAACTTTATCGACTGGACTAGTATTACTGTTGTTAATTTAGAAAACGTTACTTGGTCAAATAGAAGTGTTCCAGTAGGAGTTGACAGCGAAATTGATATTGCTACACTTACATTTAGTGTTCCAATATATATTAGCCCCCCTACAAAAGTACGTAAAATGGGTGTTATTACAAATATTATTACAAGCATGTTTAATGAAGACTTAGGCACCATCGAAGATGGTGTAAGTCGACCGATACTCAATGCGTATGACGATGTTCCTCGTGCAGGCATTACACGAAACGAATTTGGCAATAAAGCACAGAGCGAAGTAGCAAGCGAAATGGCTAATGTTAACTATAAAACATATGGTGCATTCTTAGACGGTGACACTGCTCAGTTGTATTCAAATGGTATTGTTGGCAATAAAAACTGGAGAGAAATATTCGAAGCACTGCCAGGAGTATATGCTGCCGACGTAAGTCGTATATTCTTTACCAGCCAAGAAAATGCAGGTACAGTTACAGGTACATTTACACTAAGCCCATTTGATGAAGGTAAAATAATTATTAATTGGGACACTGATAGTTTTCCTAGCGACTCTGTAATTGCGGGACGCACTAGCATTGATTATATCATTAATCCGACTAACTTTAATCCGTCTAGTATTAAAACTAGCGGCGTAAGACTATTGTTGTTAGAAGATGTAGGAAATGAAGATGCTACACAATCACCCGTAGCTTGGCAAAATGCAGACACAACACCATTAATAGCTAGTGCTAATGACATTGTCGAATGGGATGGCTCAAAATGGAATATTGTGTTTGATGCAAGTGCTACTACAGAAGTTACATATACTACAAATCTAAACACAAGTGTACAGTATAGATTTAATAACGGTGAATGGCTACTAAGCATTGATGGCGATTATCCAGTTGGCACATGGAGAGTAGAGCTAGCAGGATAATTATATGTATGAACGATATGATTACATGCAGCGGTGCTCTCTTTTATACCTTAGATACAAATAGATTTTTATTCCTGCATAGAGCGCAAGGAAAGCGTAAAGATTTATGGGGACTAGTAGGTGGTACTAACGAAGGATCTGAAACTCCATTTGAAGGGTTAACTAGAGAAATAGAGGAAGAGATTGGCTTTCTTCCTGAAATTAAAAAAACACTTCCGTTAGAAAGTTTTATTTCAAATGATAGCAAGTTTCATTTTCATACATATTTGTGTGTAATCGAAAAAGAATTTATTCCAAAATTAAATAATGAACACGACGGATATGCTTGGTGCAGTTTTACTAAATGGCCTAAGCCGTTACATCATGGATTACGCAATACATTGCAAAGTAAAATAAATCTTACTAAACTAGATACAGTATTTAAAACTATTAATCTTCTTGACAATTAACTTAAAAGAAAGTATAATTGTAATATGAAAGTCTTAGTTATTGGCGATGTAATCATTGATAGATATA